ATGTAAATCAATTAAATGTTCATCAGTATCTAAATACAAACTTACTTCATTTGGAAGCTGCTCATTGTACCAACTATCTTCTGATTCAAATTCTGGTTGAATTATTTTAATAATGTTTTTTAGTTTATTATCCATTGCATTTTGCTTTTTGTATTTCTAATTCTATGTCGAATTTTAATAATTCTATTTCGTTTTTTAAATAGGTATTTTCTGTTCTACTAATTAAATATTCTATTCTGTCAAATCTTTCTTCCATTATCTAAACATTATTATTATCATTACTGCAAACCAAAATGTTAAAAACATCCCCAATAATACCATTGTAAAATTAAAAAACAATTCAATGCCTTTTATTAATATCTTCTTTATCATCTCTTAAATATTAAAAATTAAACTTACAACTGTTCTTGTAGTGAAATAACCTATAATAATAATTAATGATATCATACAAATCTTTTCTGTTTGCTTTCCTATTCTTGCTGCTTTACTTAAATTGTTCATCTTGTTTGTTTTTAAATTATTGATAAGCAAATCTAATACTTATTTACATATAAAAAAAACTTATTTACATTTATTTTTAATTTTAACATTCCTTTAACATTTAAACAAAAAAAAGAGAAGCTAATTTGCTTCCCTTAATCTTTCAATTTCTCTTTCTAAATAGTCTTTTGCTTTCAGTAAGTCTTGTAATTCATCTTTCTTTTTACCAGCTCTGCATATATATTTTAATATATTGCCTCTGCTGAAATTAAGGTTAAAATCGTTTATTACATCGATTACATCGTAATCCTTTCCGTTGTCATAATGTGGTTGTGTTGCTCTCATATTATATATTTATTATTGTTGCATAAGATTTTTTAAGAACCCAAAATTCCTTATTTAATCTTTCCTTATTATTAAAATCCGTTGTTGCTGGTACATTGTAAAATCTCTTTGGTATTGCATTTAAATTAAGTTTACTTATATTGAATACATAAACGCCAGTTCCATCTGCTTGTATATAAAGATAATCTTTATTCTGGTCTTTTGCTTTCTTCATATTTATAATAGTTTTATTAACTTCAAGAAATGGGTCTTTGTGGTTCGCTCTTCTGTTTTTTATTTCAACAATATAATTATCATCAAATGCATCATAAGAACTAAATTCATCTGTATGTTCAATCAGTTTAGTTCCAGAAGTTTTATTTATAAAATTAACTGTTTGTTTTTGATTCATTTTCTTTTTGTTTATCGTAGTTGTAAATTTTAGTGTACAAATCCCAAATTGATTGATATGCTTCTTGCAAATCAAATTCCTTGCCTTGCATATAATACTGTGCCTTATGCCCTCTTTGATACTTTACCTTATAGTTTGCACCAGATGGTTCTAAAGTTATTACAAAACCCTTATTAAAGCAATATGATTGTGCTTTATTGTCGCAATTCTTAAATGGTTTTAGTTTCTTCTTAATCTTCGCCATCTATATTTTCCCATAATTCAATAAACTCCAATGCTTTCTGAACACCCAACGCTTCGCAACTTCTTTTTGCTTCAACCAAAACCAACCAGTATTCGTAAATATCATTTCTATCTTTAGAAGTAAAGTAGTTATCCAAACAGCTTCTGTATGCTATTCGATGTAATTGATTGCATTGTTCTTTGTCGTTCATTTTTATAGGTTTAAATCGTAAAATTCTTTGTTCTCTAAATACTTGTAATAGTTTTCAGTTGCTTTATTTAGCTTATCATATCCGCCTTGTATAAATTCATCATCAAACTGAAAGAATCCAACCTCTTTTGTTTTTTTATCAACAACAGCATATTTAAATTCAAAGCAATCAAATAATTCTAAATAAAGTGCAGCTTGTAAATCATACCCATACATTAAAGCAGCTTCTTCAAAAGTATCAATATCACTTGTCGTTTTTAAATCGCATACAATACCAGCAAGAAGCATATCCGCTTTGCCTCTGAATGGTAAACCATTATAATATCCAACCGCTGGAAGTTCAAAAGATGCGTTTTTAACAAGTTCTTGGTATTCTTCATTCTCCAATACCGCTTCTGCAATTGATTGACATCTGTTTAGTTCTGCTCTTGTGTAAACCGATTGTGATGGTTTTTCTTCAACTGCTAATTTATACGCTTTGCTTCCTTTTGTGCTGTCAATTATTGTTAGTTCTTCGATTCTGTGAGGTTCTAAAGCCAATAGATGTATTAAACGCCCATCTCTGAATGGTTGTGGTTCTTTTGACTTTGGCGGTTTGTTTAGTTCCCTTACGTATGCTTCTGGACCTTCGAGCAAACTTTTACACATTGAACTGCTTAAAGCGTTTTTACCAAGATACCCATAGTAGAATGAATCATCATCCATTTTATCAAGTATATCTTTTACTTCAAATTCTTCTCCATTTAATAGTTTAATTGTTTTCATCTTATTTTAGTTTTTATTCTTATTTACATAATGCAAAATAAATTCATAATCGTTATCATTAAAATCTTTTTGTAAATCATCTACTTCAATACAAAAAAAATAAAATTTATTTGTTTCGTGAAACTTAATTTTATAATCATAATAATAGGTAGGAACGTAATCGCTTGTTTTTTCTATTCTTAATTTTTTACTAATTAATGCAACGTGATATTTAATATTTTCTATTGTGTACATCTTTATTATTTTAGTTTTTTTGCTTTGTTTATGTTTAGTTCTGTTATCTCTTTCTTTATCCAAAAACGTTTTTTAAATTCTGTTGTTGCTGGTAGTGATTTTGTAAACCACTTTTGTTCAATTTCATTTAGGTTAAATAAATAGATTCCTTCTGGTGTGCTATTTATGTAAATTGGTATATCAAAGTTTTTATTTGATTCTTTTAAAATAGCATCGTATTTTGATTTCTCAAGAATTAATGTATCGTAATGTTTTCTTCTACACTTTAATTCAATTCTGCTTTGTGTTTCAATATCGTAACAATCCCATCTTGATATTGGATTCTTACTGTTTACTAATGTTTTGTAATGGTTTTTTGATAGCCATTCAAATAAATCTTTTTCTTTCCAGTTGGTCATATGTTGTAAATATAACACATTTGTTAAAAGTCATAATCAGTAAAAGGTAAAATGTCTACCCTACTTTTTTTATGAATTTGTTTTAGTTCCCAAGCCATCTGATATATATCAATCTCCTCTTGTGTTTCTATTGTTTCTCCAAGTCCAATAATCTCTTCTTCAACTCGCTTAATTTCTCTGCTGATATTGACCTCGTTTTTAAACGATTCAATTTCGTAATCAAGTAATTCAATTTTTTCTTTCTCTTCAAAGTACTTTTGCTTCTCCAAGTTAACTCTTTTTCGAAGTATTGATATATGTTTATCTGCTCCTCTAACTCTATTTTTGATATTGCTAATAAGTTTGTTAACTCCTTTAATTTCATTTTTAATGGATTCAATTTCTTTAATTCCATTACCTCCGAAGCTAATAAATTCGCCTTTTTTTGTGTTGTAATTATATTCATATATTGGAAAGTTTAGTTTTTCAAATTTATTAATATCTTGAATTGTTTTTTTATTTGTTTTATAAACCTCTATTCCTAACAATGGTTCTTTATTTACATCAAAAAACATAACATCAATTCTTTTATTTATTTTCTTAATGTAATATTCTGATTCAGATGATTCTGCTTTAAATATATTATCCTTTTTGTAATTAAGTTTTTTATAATATGTGAAATACATTTTTGTATTATAATGTTCTACGCTCTCACTATTACCAAAGTATTCTCTTATTATATCATCGTGTATATTAGCTTCCTTCCTCCAGTAAGGTTTGTTTATTTCTCCCTTACAATAAATTAATGGTATTTTGTTTTCAATATCTAAAAAGTAATTTTCATCTTTAGAAGCACCAGTAATGTGTCTAAACTCATTTTCACAGTATGCCCATTGTAAATTCTTTAAATTCATAATATATTTGTTAGAAAGTATAATTATTGTTTATAAACTCTGGCAATCCGTTTTCATTTACTTGAAAGCTGAATGTTTCAAATGGTCTGTTTCTGCTTCTTTTACATTCAACAGTTACCCAACCTTTGTTTGCGTTGTTCTTTTCTAATTTAATTTGACTTTCTGCTTTTTTTTCAAGTGCTGAACCTAAATTTCCGCTTGGTTTATCGCTTCCAAAGTTTTGATGTATTATTGTTGTAATATGACAATTTAGCTTTCCAGACCATTGCAATAGCTTTTCAGCAACATTGTTTGCTTGTTCCATATTATTTACATCGGAACACAAATCAGCACATCCATCGATAATAACTAAACCAATTTTTTCATCTTCAAATTTATCAAATAAAATATATTCAATAAAATCAATTTTACTTTTCCAACTCATTTCTCGCAATGCATAAATATGATAATTATCATCGTTTTGCAAATCAT